TGAGCTTCATTGTCTTGCCTCTCCTTCTTTATACTATTCCTAATAGCAGGCGTTGCTCATATTCTCCTCGGCCGGGGTTATAAATCAGGGTCAAGCCAAGCAGCCGCTTCTTCTGGGCATCAAGCCCAGCTCGACTATCGGTTATATCAATCACATCGTATAGCTGTTGTCCGCAGTTAACCGGGATTCGGATTAGGCTATCGGCTGACTCTATCTCTGCTTCCCTGAGGTGGGCTTCTCCCCGGGCCTGGGCTTTACTAACAGTGTCAATATTTCTGTCCTCTAGGTGCTTAAGCCTGTCATAGACCTTGTCTATCTCATTCCAGTTAAAACTATCGGTGATGATGGCAGATTCAGTGCCGCTATCGTATCCCTCAACCTGAATGCGGTTATACTTTAGGGCTGCCAGCTGGTATCGTCCCTCAAGTATCGGGTGGGCAGTAGCCGCCTCACTTTGCGGAGTAGCGTAGGAATAAACTGAGGTGTCTTCAGCCAATGGATTTACCAGATAAGCCTTATCGCCCTCAACAAAAAACACATCGGGGACAAATGACATAAGTCTGCTGATGACGGTATTACCCCTGGTATCGGGGCTTATGGTGAAGTCGGGGTAGTAGCTGGAGATAACCGATGACTGGGATATAACCTCCAGCTTCATGCCAGCCCTAGCCAGGACAAAGGCCAGAATATCCTTAGCGCTCATCTGGCTGGTGTCCTTATTCCATCGGAACTGGTGACGTGACACCCAGTTTTTCACCAGGCTCCAGCCATCGGTGGCATACAATATAAGAGAAGCCTTGCCCCCTGAGCTGGTATGTTCATAGGCTTCCAGGATGAAGGTTTGCCCGGGGCTTATCTCATTGCCCTGGGGGGTGGTGTAGCCCGGGCTTAAGTTCAACTGACAGCCGATACTGAGCGGCGATGGCAGCGAGGAAAAGCAGCCGTCATCATTCCTGATTTCTACGCTGAGCTTCCCCTCGGCTGTTCCGGTCTCCTGTCTTAAGGATAGGACATCGGTGGTCAGGTCCAGGCTTTGGCTGGCAAGTGAGGCTCGCCAGACGCTGTTTGGTGAGGATAGCCAGCAGTAATCCCCGTAGTGGGCAATAGCCAGCCCATACTCAGAAGATAGGTTAAAGGGCATCGGTTCTCGCCACAGGTTGTCAATGAACTTGGTACCAGCTACTGGATGCGACCAGAAGGGGCGTGAGTAGGCTTCGCTGCCGGTGAACTTCTCAACATATAAGCACCTAAACACGTCTGGTTTATCCAGGAACGCCCGGTGATACTCAAAGTCGCCGCCTGAAGGGGCCTGGGCGAACTCCTTAAGCTCTGACCAGGTACCGGCGGTAACATCACCACCATCGCCATAGACCAGGCTCCAAAGCTTGTAGTTGCCATCCGAGTCCTGGCCGGTGACAAACAGGTTCCAGTCGCCGTCATATACTGTAGCCACGCCTGATAGCTCACCGGTGGTCTTATCCCAGGCTGATTTTGTCTGCCACTGGCTATTTTCATACTTCTTGACATAGAGTGTTTGCTGGTCGGCAAAGAATAAGGCCAGGTCACCATTGGGCTTGTAGGCAGCGGAGATACCGTTGATGGCAGTGGTTGGTGAATAATCAACAAGTTCCGGGCTTGACCAGTTGGCGCCGTAGTCGGTGCTCTTTATCCGCTGGATTTTTCGGTCGCTCTTAATCCAGAAGATGGAGACCTCAGCTCCCAGTGAAGCGGCGGCTACGATAACGGCATCATACTGGTTGGTATAGCTCCACTGGCTGAAATCGGACCCCGGTCCCGGGTCAGCCACCCTCTGCTGATATAGCTTCCTTGAGTCTGATGGCGGTGTTATCCTGACCCTTATCAGTGAGCCATCGCCGGGCATAGTTACGGCGTGAAAGTAGTCATCCTCTTGCCCGGTATAGAGCCTCGTCCAATTAAATCTGGTAACGCCGGCAATCTTATTACAGGCTTCCAGCTTGAGAAAAGGAGAATGGGTAGCCTGCTTTTGGGCGGCTAGTAAAGTATCCGATAGGGTTCTCATTTTTATTTATCCTCACCCTGCTGGTTTGGGATATATTTCTTGCCCCAGAAGAGGTGGCCGGCGATGTAGCCGAGGGCAAATACCAGTAGCAGCCAGAAGACAGACTGCCACAACCAGTGCCCCAGTATTGCGCCAATGGCAACAAGGGCAATGATACATAGCCCCTCAAACTTGTGCCATATATCGCGCAGGATATAGCTCCAGGGTCGGCCGCCTATTACTGACCATAGTGCTTTATAGATATTTATCGCCATTACTCCTCGGTTTCAGAATTAAGGGCCATAGTCAGTTTTTTTGGATGCAGCTGGATAGACTGACTTATAGAGCTGGTTTAGTCTGGCCCGGTTTCTCCGCCCCAGTCGCTTGAGCTCACTTCTAAAGTAGCTGAGCTTTTCCCTTCCCCAGTTGAGGAACTCATCGGGTGTAATGGTGCCGCCAACATTAACCCGGTTGATGGCAAAGGCGGCCCATTCCACAGCAGCATAGCCACAGGCACCGATGGCGATTAAATCTTCAAGATGGCTGGGGATGGTAGAGCTTTCAGCATCAAGGGTATGGAGCTTGCCATAGTAGATATAGGCATTTGAGCCATCGGGGACTTCGTCACCAAACAGGCTTAGTATATCCCCCCACAGGGCAAACCGCTGGTAATGGGGTGGGAATCTGCCCACCGGGTACTCTACGGTTTCCATCATAACCCTATCCGGCAAAGATGATATATCAATCTCCCTGGAGCCGGTAGTGGTGGGCAAGGTGGCCTTTACTGGCAAAGGCACCGCCTCAGATAGTTCCTTAACAGCATGGGCGATGTGCCTATCCAGCTCATCGTTGCTCCAGCGGTAATTCTCCGTATCCTCATCCTTTAGGTCGCGCCTGACTATAGTTCTCATCGTGCTTAGATCCATAATTTCATACCTCCCCCTTTGGTTGGTGCTTCTATCTTGGCAGTAAAAGAATCGGAGCCTTGACCAAGTTCACTGACAAACAAGTCCTTGAGCAAACCGCCGACTTCGATGCCAGTGCCAGTTTCATCGCCAGTTAATAGCCTGGTAATAAGGGCTTCAATACTAAAGCCGGTTTCACTGCCAACCAAAATAGCGCTCTGCATTGGTGTGCCCTCTACACCAGAGCCAGCATCGGATGAAGTTTTAACCTCCCCCTTTTCCAGAGAATCAACGGTGTCAACCCCGGAGCCAGCATCAGAAGAGGTCTTAGGTGTTACTGCTGTATAGTCAACCTCAACATAGAGCTGGGTGCAATATACTTGCCTACGAATGAGATTATATATAGTGCCAATATACACCCCTATTTGCAATGCATCTATATCAGCCCACTCCCAAGCCTCACTATCAGCAGGATTAGTAGCCCATTCTTGTGAGAAATCCTCCCAGGTGTTGCTGGCAGCAAAACTCTTTTGAGCACCGTCAGTAACAGTAGTGTTGGATTTGATAGAGGCTCTAACTTTACTCCGAGTTGTATCTTCACCTTTGCATCGGATATGAACTGTTATCTTATTTATAGTGCCAATGCCTTCGCTGTGGTTAGGGATATTATACAAGTCCCGTTTAGATTCATTTTGGAAGTCGCCCCATACATAAGTGGTATTGTCATCCGCCTCCGCCTCATCTACCTTCTCCCAGTGAGCACCACTATCGGGTTCTTGAGAGGGAATGCTAGTCTCATCTCCAGGGGCATTTGGTCTTAGAGTCTCAGTAGCCATTACTGCCACATCCCCTCAAGGGCTATAAAGTCAGCTTCGGTAGCTTTAGCCTCAAAGTTCTCCTTAGAAGCAAAGCCAAGCTCTTGTATATTAAGCAAGTCACTGTTGTCCCAGAATTTAGCCATTACCTCAGTCTTTTTAGGCTCAAACTCGGTCTGAGTTGAAGTAAAACCTTGTTTTTCTAAATCATCTACTAACTTAACAAGCAGTTGGGTGTGCTCTTCTGAGATGCCTTTATGCCAGCCTGTTGAATGGAGTTGAGCATGAGCTAGCCGATAGGCATCAACAGCTAGACGACCGCTTGTTACCCCAAGTTTTTTTTGTTCATCCATGGGTGCCCTACTAACTCAAAGTTATAGTAACCTCTAGGGTCCAGGTGCCGCTGGTCTTAGTCCCCAGAGAGTCAACCTTCCTGTTGAGACATATGGCACTGGTGCCCTGTTTTACTACCCACTCGTTCCAGGCGTAGTTAGCCTCGCTGGAAGCAAAGCTTGATTTGAGGGTTATCTTCTGGCTGGTAGAAGTGGGATAGCCCGATTCCATACCCTTATAGGTCTTGTTGGTGGCTGCCTGTAGGTCGGTCTGACTGGGGTCGGCGGCGGTACTGCTATCACCGACACCTATCTGGGCATTGGCATTGTTGTAGTAGTTACTGGATACTCCGGTAATCAAATCCCACATCTCGTCGATGCCGGTATTTAAGAGACAATTGCCCTGGCCTTCTATGACCTCATAGGGCTTAAATAACCTGTGGAATTCACCCTCTCTACCCCGGTGGGGCTCAATGTCTTCCTGGTATTTACTGAGTTTGTAGTGGCACAGCCATCGGGCTACATCTTGCTTTTCCATTTCTTCTCCTTTAGGGGGAGCCCTCGTAAGAAGACTCCCCATAATTGCTTAATCTTAGTCCTGAACTCCGATTAGCGCCGCCGCTTTAACCGAGCTAAACAGAGCCAGTGAGCAGTACCATTTAACCCTGGTACGAGAGGCATCCTTGTTCTCCAGTGGGCCAATCGGCTCCGCCTGAAGGAAGCCGGGGCTGGTCAGGCCGCAGAGGGCGCCTTCACCGAACTGGACGGCATATATAGTGGAGCAGTCACCGCCAGTAGTGGCCGTTTCCAGGCTGTCGGTGACAACATGGGTGTCAAGTATCCAATCATTGACCCCGATGGGGATGCCATCCCAGAGCTGGATGAAGTTACCCCAGATATCACGGTCGGTGTTCATCATACCGCCGGCGGCTCTGACTAGGGTGTTCATCTTGCGTCTGGAGCGGCGGCTCATTAGTAGCATATCAGGCTTGCCACCCTTTACTGCATCAATGAGCTCATCCAGCTTATCCAGGGTCAGGGTAGCTCCGGTGGCACCCATGGCGATTACCTGGTCGCTGGCAGTGGTGGTATCAATAAGCAGCCTCAGTCCGTCAAACTGCTTTGAACTGGACTCTGAGTCCCCGTAGATAAAGGTTTCCTCAAACTTCTGCTTGAGCGCCTTGGCCTTAAGCTCAATAATAGCCGCCTCAAGGTCCTGGACATTGCTCCGCGTCGCTTTAAGGAAGTTGTCAACATCGGCATCGCCGCCCATAATCTTCAGGTTGGCCGTTACCTGTTCAAAGGTTGGGGTGGACTCAGCCCAGGTATCACCGACATCGTAGAAATCAATGCTGGGCAGGGTCTTCTCCTGGTTATAGGTCAGACCGTTGCCCACGATTTCAATAAAGGGTAGGTTCTGGAGGGTGGGTGAGTCCTTAACGATGGTCTCCACCACCCCTTGAAGTAGTATATCGTTGGATAGTTTTGATGCTTCAGCTAAAGTTAAAGCCATTATCTGTTACCTCCTATTGCGTATTGAATTTTATCCCTGGCAGATAGAGCTGAGAAATCAGGCGGAGTCCTCACTGGAGCGCCGGCTGGGACCTTGGCCGATATAATTTCAGCCTCCAGTCCCTGCCTTACCTTACTGACCAGGGT